AATTTCACACTGAACAGTGAACTTATTTCTTAAAGTTATTTTTTATTAAACCGGTATGTGTTTATCTTTGCACTATCACTCAATTGCGGCAACCTAACATCTCTCTCAGACAGGGTTGGTGGGGTTTTTAAATCAAATCTGGTTCCATTATGGGTGGGAAAGCATACACCTCATGTGGAGATCTCTCATGCAGCACAAGACCTTCAAAACACAATGCCATTACTCCTGCCACTTGTCTGTGCTCTGGTTCAAACTCTTTCGAGATCAACATGTTTCTCATGGTGGCTTTGGGACAAATCATCAACAAGTAATCCAAATAATTCTTGCAAATAACATGATTAGCCACAATATAGTTCCAGATGCTAAACCTCCTCTCAACAAACTGCTCCTCACCAGAGAACATCAAAAAGTCTCTCATGTGCTGATCCAATATGTCCTCATGGTCCATGTCGTCCAACAAGTCCATAGTCCAGTCAGCACCCAATTCCCCAGCAGAGCTCAAAGACTCTGCATCCTCTGATGCTTCGCTGCGGTCGTCCCCTGGCGTCTGAGTCGTCATTCCTGCCAATATTTCGTCGATATCTATATCATCTAGCATGGATGCCATGTCATCTTGAACCTGGGGAGCCACTTCCTCCTGTAGAACTGATCTGGGTCTCAACAGGGGATCTGGAAGAACTGCACCATCTGGACACACACCCATGGCAAGCAGCTGGAATTTTAGATTGGAGAGCAAGAGACTTTTGGTCACTTCTCCTGCAGAGTTTAAACAAAGGGAAGCTCTTATCTCACTACATTTGGTATTGGACATCCAACATCTAGCAATTGAATCTGGCATGGGAACATAATCTGTTAGAGGGATGAATGCACTGTTGGTCCAGTCCTTGGTGGTGAGTGCAACAGATAGTAGAGTGTATTTGGGCCCTCTCCATCTTCCCTGCTGCTGAGGATTAGAGACAAGTCTTAAGCAGACTGATGACTTACTTTTAAGGTCATTTAAAGTTGGAATCTCTATGTCAAAGTTCTGGGTCTCTGGCATTTCTTTAATAAAATCTTGTTCTATTGAGCTTTCAATGAGAACAGGGCAACCCATCCCATCTTTCCTCAAATGTCCGGATAGGTATGAGATTCTTTTAACAGAGGAAGGAAAGAATCTCCTTGGGGATGCTCTATGATCTAAGTAATCTGAGATTTGATTGTCTCTAGCCCATTGTTTTACTCCCAAACACCACTCATGACTGTCAGCTTCAGACAAGGATTGAACAGTGATGGCTTTGAATCTAGTTGGTGCATCAAGGGTCTCACTGCTTACCCTGATTATTGTTTTGATCCCACCGATCATGCCCATCCAGATCCCTTTACCATAATACTTTTGAAGTTCAGAGTTAAAGTTCTGCCTAACGTGCCAGAAGCCAACATAGCCCCTCTTATTTTTCTCTATTTGCTCATAAATGACTCTAGTGGAGCTGTTTTCAGTTAAGGCATAGGCAATAGTGTAAAGGCTGTTTAGTCTATGCTTCATCCTAGAGTTGTCATACTCAATTAATCTATCGTTTATCATGCTTACTAAAGAGGCTTTCACTATGGATTTTATAGAATCCTCTGTCATAGGCAAAGTTAATATATTCAGAAGAGTTTTTGAAGCTAGTGAAAAATCTGATACGTTCTGGTTTGACTCTTCAGAGACTGCAAAAGTCAGCTTGTAAAATTTGTGGAAATTGTTAACTATAGCACTTCGAAGAGTGGATCTACCGCGCCGACTGACCATAGGACAACCTAGAAAGGTGACCATTCTAGATTTCTCTTCCAACTGCTGTAGCCATGACACAAGCTGGTGAGCATGTTCAAAAGGGCTTGATGCCAATGTTTCCTTAAAATCATCTTTTAGCCAACTAATGTTTTGCTTCAGTTCTCTGAAAGCTGCTCTAACTAGTCTAGGCCCATAAGTGGATTTGTCTGCAGAGCAAAGAGATGGGTACCAGACTGTTTTCATGACAGTAAGAGGAGACAGGGGGACAGAAGTACTAGTTGTGAAAACAGGCACCGTGGTTGTCACTCTTTTCCTCTCTATAACTTTTCGGATGTGAGAAACTCTGCCAATACATTTGAGCTCATTTCGAATAGATTCAAAGTCTGATTCAAGAGGAAACATCATCTTCATGTATCTACTCTCAACTTCTTCATCCCCTAGCTTGAGGGCTCTGGCCATGAGCTCAACCAGGGAATGCTTATCTTTCCTAACCCCTCCATATTCCACGCTAATAGACTCCTCGTCATTTGTTTCATCTGACAAGAAGAAAACCCTCTCCTGTATGCTATACAAAGAAGCTGCCATGAGGGATGTTACTGGCACTCCTGTGGATAAGCTAGCACTCACCCCTTTGCTGGACAATTTTAAAGATACTTTGATCTTATATTCATCGGTAGTAGCAGCAGGTCTAAATAGAAGAGTTGGATCCTCATCAATGGTGTCAACCCAATCCGAATCAAGCTCCATCTTCTCCTTTAACCGTTGCAGCTTCTTCCCTTTGCCCCAGGACATCCTAATCCTTCTGAGCACAGCCCCGGAAGGAGTCACTTGTTCTAGATCACCAGTGACGGTTTCGGGGCTAGCCTTGTAGTTAAGCAGAGCTTTTAATTGTTGCTGATAACATCCACCAAGGCTAGTTTTCACTGCACAGTTCCAATGATTGAATGAGAACCCAGGCACTCCACAGCATAGTTCACTGTCTAGCAGGAAGAAACCCAATGATGGATCAGGTAACTTGAGGAGAGCCACACTGTATGGATAGAAGGACCTTGAAACGGTAGACCCTAAAGTCCTGTAAAAAAACATCCCTTGTCCAATCTGTGCATACTTTGCAGAATAAAATGAACCTCCTGCTGCTATGTAGCTGGATATTAGAGTGTAAGATTCTTCCTGTCTCTCTATCAGACTTTCTTGTTCAGACAAGTTAAGAGAAGCATAAACTAACTTAAGGTCTGCCTCGAATTGTTGCTCTCCAAAATAGAAACAAGAGTTGAATTCGAAGACCCTAGGCGTGTGCATTGTTGTTTTTTCTGAGTTCTTTATTGCGAGCTCTTCAGAGACCACAACTTTGTATTGATGCATCACTGCCATGATCTCAGCCACTCTTTTCCTTGAAATTCTATCTGAGTCATAACAAAAGCTTAACATCATCCCAGAGTCATCAGATGATTGGACAGTTGTGCAAACCACCTTGATGAATCGGTGTCTTAGCTCAATGTATTGCTTAATTGCAATGGATATCCCATGGTTTACAATTGAATGGAAAGCACTACTTAGATAGTGTAGTATGCCCTGCATCATCCCTGTGCTCACTGTAACACAGGACTCTCCTTTCTGCATCCACTTGGTTTCTTCTTCAGACAGACCTTGATATTCCAGGTGTAGCCTTTTAATGGTCTCATCCCAGAACATATTGGAAGGATTTTTCTCAAACATGTAAAGAAGCTCATCATTTATTTTAATCTTTTTCCTCTTCCATAACTCCAAGGAGTGTAAAAAGAACTTGTGCCATTTGTCTGGAAACATGAGAATCAGCACACTAGCCAACTTGAAGCAATACTGATTTTGAGACCATTTAGAAGCGTCAGCACTGGTGTAAGAAGTAGAGACTTCTCTACCTTGACGAATAGACCTGACTTTAGCATGGTGTTCACTTAGCATAGTTTTCTTTGTCTCAGGGTGAGTCATTGTTTCACCCGGGAATATGTTGCAGATTGTTCGGCCTGCCAGCTCTATGACATACTGAACCACCCTTTCTGCAAAATTGAGAACATATATTTCTCTAAGTCCTCCATGTTGTTGTTTCTTGAAAATGCATATTCTCATGAACCCATTGGATTTCACCTCATTAAAACAACTTGGAAGTATATCTAAGAGAGTAGTTTTGTCATCTCCTGTGAAGAGCAAACTCTTCTCAAGAACCTTGGACCTGTAGTAAAAATGTTTTTTGTTCCTTTGAGGTTCAAAATTCTGACTTGCGGATTTATCCTCACTTACCCCTTGCTGCCTTTCTTTTGCATATTCTGCATAAATGAACCACTCTTTGCCAAAGTTGCTAGAGGCTTTCAGGGTCATGAATACATCTTCCACTTTGACATTTGTCAACTTCTTCGATAATTCAATAGATAAAGCTTCTGGTAATGTCTTCCCTACATACAACCCCTCCTTATCAGCCTTAACAATGGAACAAAATGCCTTGAGGGCATCTATATTCCATTCATGGTAAGTTTCAGATCCAAGAGGTTTGTTAATTCGTCCAATTCGAGCTTTCACATCTCTTGTCAGCTTAGACTCCAAAACTAAAATCTTTTCCAATAGTTTGCTTTCCGCATTGATTTCTGAATCCTCATTCTTATTTTTTATATAGCCAAGGTAAAATAAGTCTACCAATTGTCCGGGACTGTTCAGCTCATGACCGGTAAACCAATTCTTTAGACCAGACCACAGAAGGAAGTCCCTTGTCATAGTGGATTCTAATGCATCCTCAGAACAGTCGACTTCCCCAAAACCTGATGTCATCACTCGTTGGCCAACATAAACACACAGCTCTCTAAGTTTCCCAACAACCCAGGCTGTCAACCTGGTTCTCATATTTACTGGGAATTTTTTAATCATTTTCTCTGGACAGGGAACCATAGGATATCCAACAAAGCCCTCCATGACAATAAACCTGCTCAGAGTACATGCCTCTTCAACTTCAGCTTTATCAGACAATCCTATTAGGCAAGAGATCCACATCATCTTACAAGCTTCAACGTATGTAGAAAATTGTTCAGTATATCCTGAGGCCGTGGAGGAATCAAACCTCTCCTCAGGAGCTTCGAAGGCATGTGGCTCACAGCCATAAAATTCCAACCAATACGGGAACATTGAAACACTCCTGCTTTCAGCCAATGCCCAGTTGCTGACTTTACTCTTATCCAAAGAGATAAAATCTGTCCAGCTGCAGCTGTTCATTACATTCCACTTTCTGAACACATGAGAATTAGGCCCTAGCTCACTGGTTATGTGGTGAGGTGCGCACAAAGAGAAAAAGACATGTGACGAACTCTTCGTGGGCTTAATTAAGAGTAAAACATCCCAGTCTTTTAACTTCTTCAGAATGAACTCACCCTTATCACAATGTTGCTTGAAAGATATAGCTATCTCTACCGCAATGTCTGAGATAAACTTGCTCCACTCGAAGAACTTAGTTCTAGTTAATTGCACCACACCAGGTATGAAAGATCCTTGACAAGAAACATCAGAGTTCAGCAACTCTGCCTTATTTAACAAGGTCCTGACCTGATGAGTTGAGTCCTGCACAGATTGGTGGTGAGTTATTTCACTGAGCATCTGCCAGGACAAGTCTGACCCCAAGAATTCTTCCAAGTCACTCACATCAGCTTCCGGGTGAATTGGCTTCTTTTTTTCCTTTCTATAACTGTCAATTATTGGGTTCCCACTCATTGATTTACCATCCACTCCCACCTTTGCCAACTCCACTTTGTCATCAAATTCCAAATCAATCCTCACTCTATTGTATGTTCGCCTCCTCTTTTTTGCTTCTAGAGCTTCCTCTGGTGATGAGTGCTTTTCATCAGCTTGATCTCTAATATCCTCTAGTATGCCAATCACTCTTTCTGCTTCAACAGGTTCTGAGAACCACATTTCTGATCTCGCCTGGTCTTCAGGGCCTTCTGCCATCTTGTCCCTTTTCCTGACGTAGTTATCAATTGCCATTACCCAAGCTCTCATGGTTGAGTCCCAACCATCTAGAGTGGTAAATTTGGCAATAGTTGTTAAGGGATCCAAGCTAGAGCTATCATCTATTCTAGGCACCTCAAGAGGTGTATTCACAATAGATTTGGGATGATTACTAAATCCATTAGGTGCCTTGTTCATACTTTCTGATAAAAAATTGCTCCACTCTATGGAGATTCTCCTTAAGCAAGAATCTGTGTCTAACGGTTTTTTTGACTCGTCAACTACTTTCTTTGCAGCTGTGCCCATGCAAAAGGCATGGAAGTCTTTCATTGCATCTGGGTTATGACCCTGTAGCAATTCTTGATAATTGCTGTTAGAAAATTCTTCATCTAAATCAGGCAGCTTATCCATTGACTTTAAGAAAGATTCAAGCTTTAAATCCTCTGATGTTAAATCTTCATAGTCTAACTCATCCAATTCTCTAAATAGAGATATTGTGTTGCGCGCTAGCACTGTTAACTTGTATCTGCAAACCAGCTCTTTAGCAGTCTCATAATTCACTGGAAGGTTAGTAACCACATGGGAGTTGCCAACCACAACAGCAAAGAAAGATATAGGAATGCCAGAGGACTCAGAACATGTCAACAGTGCATCCTGGTACTTCAACAGTTTAGCTCTATAATGATTCCTCACAACACCTTGATTCTCTGAATTGCAAGTTGCGAACTCTACAATATAGAACCTTTCTCTAGTGGAGAAAATATAATCAGGTGTCAAATTTCCTATGTTGGGAGGCACCTTTGGAAAATATGAGCAAAGCTTCACATCAGTTGACTTCACCCATAATCCAAAGGTTAGATCGTGGCTAAAAGTTTTCATGTTATGCACGTTGGAAGGAGCTTCAAAACTGGACTCAAAAGTTCTGGAGAAGGAACTCAGATTATCTAAGGTGGCAGCAGACACTGTGACAGTTTTGTTAGCTTCATCTGTAACAAACTCTACTTCTGGCATGCGCATGTTAGTGCATGCCAGAGTGTAGTCTTCAGAGATGTCAAGAGCAGCCGATGAATTGTGAGGAGTATGGTCTAAGCACAGGGTCCTAATATCAGTGTAAATGGATGATGTCATCTTAAATGGTACAAAGTCTTTCACCAGTAGAATATTAATACTGTGGGGTGTTTTCCAAAATTATAGCTCCGTCTATGTGTGATGTCAAGAGCAGCCGATGAAT